CGGAGCTACACCAAGGAGCAGCGTCGGCTTCCCGACACCGCCTCCTGTAGAAATACCCGGCAGTGTACCGCACATCGGACTGATCGTAAACGTCGGAGCGGTCGACGCGTGGATCCGGATGCCGATCTCACAGCCGAAGTAAATGACAAATGTCGTATGGCTCTGCTTAATGGCCTTCACTTTTGCAATGACGGCACCCACATTGATACCGTCAGGATCTCCAACCTCCACAATGAAGATATTGGGATGTGATACCGGAGCACCTTCATTTATATCCGTGACCGACACTTCTGTCTCGGCCACATTTCGGATCAGCTGTTCCATTCTCCATGGACTCGCCGGCTCCGCCACATCGCGGTGTCGGATGATAATGCGACGCCGTTCTTCGATAGAAAGCTCCTCTCTGATCGGAAGGCCGAATTTTATTTCATGGTACATGAGCCCCCATGTGGCCGTCTCAGGGAATGCCTGCAACCGGAGCTCTTCGACATACTGCCGGACCTCATCCATCTCAAGACCCATGACCTGAAAAAGCCATTTCCCGACATAAGACTTATCGTACCAGCCGTTCTGGGTGAGATAGGACATCATGCGCTTCGCGCTTTCTGATGTCGGGAACAATTCTAAATTCACATCTCTCACCTCCCACGTCAGCTGCTGAAGCTTACAGAATATGTCGCGGGATATTCCTCTGTTCCGAGCGTGATGTTCTCATCATCTCCATTCATCGTGAAGGTGTCGAAGTCGATCACTCCGGGGATCTCAGTGATATGCCCTCGCATCTGGTTATAATAGAGCGTGCCGGTATCCTTCGCTTCACTATACTCTGCAGCTGCCATCTCACGGAACGTGGCCTCGATCTGTGCAAGGCTCGTGGTATTGTCAAAGACAAGGCCAGTGCAGACATAGGAGATATTCAGCGTATCTGCCGGGACCACCGTGAGAAGGCCTGTCCCTGTAGGGAGCAGACGCTTTGAGCGGTCAGACGGTGACACCAGATGGTCATACACCGCCTGTACGATGGTCGAGCTTGCCGGCTGGCCATTGGAATCCACGAGGACAAGTTTGATCGTTCCCGGCCCGTTCCATGTAGGCACGACAATGACATCGCCGACTCCGGTCACTTCCTTCGCCCATCTGATGAGGTCGGAATCATTCGCCGTATAGGAAGTCCCGTTCTGAGCATTTTCCAAACTGATGCGTTCACGCAGCGAATCATCGCTTTCCACGTCGATGCCGCCAGTAAGTGTACTCTGGTTCGTAGAACTGTTCACGCCTGTCAGGCTCGTTGTGCAGAATATAATGGTATTCGGATTCACGTTCCCGGAAGAACCTGCCTCAACAGCGGTGATGTCTACATCCACATAGCCGTCGGCTCCCACATTCGCCAGGGTATCCGTTGCAAATTCCACAGACGGAACAGATTCGGTCGCCTCTGTGCAGAACACCGTACCTGCCGGGATCTCTGCACCTACATCTCCATAGATGCGAAGCGTGCCTGTTGCTTTAACAGCTGGCCGTCTTTCGATACCGGCGGCCTTTGCGTGAAGATCAAGCCACGACTCCCACGCCCAATCCGGAAACATGAGCTGCAGCGTCTCCACAATATGGTATTGAATAAGATCCTGTTTCTCGATAGCGGTCGGCATAGTGAAGTCATACGGGAACCCACCGGGCATATCATCTATACCATCTGGCAGGTTTTCCATCATACGAGCTTGTATCTCGTCCGCATCACTGCCATCTATGAAATATGGCTGGATAAATTCCTGACTCATTTTGCCTCCTTTAAATTGTGATAGTGAACTCGTCTCCGCTGATTGGAGTTACGATGCATGTGACGGTCACGTTATCGCCATCCCATTTGAACGAAAATCCGCTAACTGTATCGGTGCGTGGGTTCACCATGATTGCCTCTGTGATTGTGCGGCGCAACTCGGATTCCACGACGCCGTGATCATCCCAGTCGAGCGCCTCGTCCAGCTCCGCACCGATGTCCGTATCATAGGCCCGGCATGCTTCTCTTTCCGTAAGCACCGTTTTGACGCACCAGACCTTGTACGCTTCCTCGCCTGTACACTGGATCATGTTCCCATTACCGTCCAACCGGAAGTCGCCTTCCTTGAAATCCCATGCCACTGAAGGATGGAACTCATCGTCATACTCATCAGCTTCATCTACGATATCGGGGGACTCCTCGATGGCGAGTTCCGAATCATCTTCTTCATCCGCGTCCTCGGAATAATCAATGTCATCATCGTATTCGTCCATTGCTTCCTCCTTCTCAGTCTACAGGCTTAATTACATCAATCACGCAGGCATCGTTTCCGATCCATGCGATCAGTACGCGATCTCCCGGCTTAAGGCTCCGCAGCTTCTTTGGTACTTTCACCTTGTGGGAATGCGCGTAGGTTCCGTTTACCGTAGTGTCTGCCATCTCGTCTCCAACATTTCCCAGGGTGAGATGACGGCACACCGTATATGCTTTCTTTGGGATATTGACAGGGTATGTGTCCGGCCTCAAGGACATATCCTTGTTTATCGTTGCGTAATCCAGTGAGGGAGGCGAGTCTGCCATGTTTTTCATACGTCTGTTCAGAACGTTGGCCAGCGAATTCACACCGCTATAACCATCTTTTGCCATCGGCCTCCCTCCTTACTTCCTCTTCACGAATTTCTCCGTTTTCAGTTTCATAGTCATCTGCTGTGTCGATGCATCATGCGATACACCAAAGACATAGTAGTTGCCGTTCATGGTTCCGAATTTGATATGCACTTTCTCGCCTTTGTGAAGGAACGGAACATCTACTGTGGTGATCGTGATTGTATCATCGACATCGCCCTCATCGTCCAAGATGTCCTGTGCGCTCGATTTCGCCTTTGCAAGGTCATCATCCTTCGAACGGGTGACCAGCTTCTGGCGTATGCCGTACTTGGTTTTTCCATTCAGTGTGGCCTCGACAGGAGCCCGGCCTTCCTTGTCAGACTGGCCGATCACACGCACTCTTGTGACGATCTTCTCCGTACTTCTCGTATGGTCGGTGGAAATAATATGTTCCTTGGTAAACTGCCACATGGCAGAATTGAATCCATATGGTTTTACGACAACCTTGTCTTTCTTCTCAGTTACAAAATACTTTGATGAGCCATGCTTCTTGGCATCATCAAGCAGTTCCG